CTGGCGTACCCTTAATGACTTTAAGCAATGTTTCGATTGCAATTGGGTAACTCCTAGTATCTGGAAGTGTTATAACTTCTATACGTTCTTGCTGCACTGCTGGAAGTTTTAGCAAGGTATCTACACCATTTTCTAAATCAAACCAGAGTAGATTGAAGTCAGAAGATAAAGCACCAGCAAGCTGAGTCTTACCAGATTTAGGTGGGCCAAATATAAGTGCTCTGTGAGATTTTGAGGCAGTCTTTTGGGAGAGTTTCATTTGATTTCCACTCCACGAACAATAGCTTCAAATGGTTGAGAATCAAGCGCCTCCATAAAACTATGCGGAGTTGCGTAGACTGTAGCTTTTTCTTGCTGTATACAAGCATCTAAACTATCTGGTTTATCGTATCCACTTTCTTCGGTGTCTACAATAAGGGTAAATGTAATTACATGAGTGATTGCGAGTTTCATACTGATGCCTTTTCTAGTTGAGTGTCGAGAAGTTGTGAAAGTGAGAGAGTTACTTGGTAATCTGTGGTATCTTCTTGGTCTTGTGTAAGTGGTTTTGTGAGATTCTCAGTGCTTAACTGACAAACATTGAGATACTCACAATCTCGCATGAAAGCTGAGCATGATTCACCCCTCATAGGATAAACTTCTGCATCTTCATACATCTTAATTGTTTCAATATCTAGCAGCAATTCACGAATCCATAGTGCTCGCTGGAGATAAGTTTTGGTAAATGGTAATGCAGTGTATTCTCCTGATTTTGAGTTGTAAACAAGGTATAGAACATCATAAGATGAGAGAGTTGGAAAGAGTGCATCTAGCACAATCGAGTATCCAATAGCTTGCGCTGAGTTCTGGTACTTGGTAGGATTAACTACTCCACCAGTTGTTTTACACTCTAGAACAATCACCTTGCCAGTTTCTTTGTGTTGCAGAACTGCATCTACAAAACCACGAAGCCTGAAGTTATCTGGAAAGTTGATAGCAAAAGATAGTTCAGATGCAGGTTTGCCATTATAATATACAATCTCATAATCTGATAGAAAACCCGCATCTCGCATAGCGAGAAACCGCTTAATTGCAATCACTCCACCAAAGAATGATTTATTAAGTTTATCATCTTCTGCAAATAGGTCAACATCCCAACGTAGAAACATACGCCAGATTATTTCTGATTCACTCTTAGCTTCAAACGCAAGTTGGATAGCTTCTCCGACAATGTGTCCGTAGGCAAAGGTGATTTTAGATTTGAGTGATTCTTCGGTTCGCTGCGCTCGTAGTCTGTGAAGTTGGAACTTTCTTGGGCATGAATGTAAGGTGAGGAGATTGGAATATGATAACTGGCGAATGCGATAATCAATCTTTCCTTCATAACCTGGTTCTGAGAAAGCCACGTTGCTAGATTGACTTGGTTCTCCAGACTCATGTCCGGTAACACTAGAGCTGTCAGTTCCCATATCTGATAGAAAACTGTCGAAGCTGAAACTGGGGTTGGTATGCATGATATGATTTCTTGAATAAGAATAGTAGAAACTCCTGCAGAGGATGCTGGAATGTTTAACCAGTCTCTGAGGAGTTTGTATTTAGGGTAAGATAGCTTAGATGCTAGAGTCTGGTAGATTAGTGCTTGGTGTTCAGAAAGCATCGGCACCAAGTGATTTTAGCTTAGCTGTGGCAGATTTGGATGAAGATGCTTTAAGTGCATTAGCTGCAAAAGATATGCCAGTTTGTGCTTGCAGGCCAGATACAATAGTAGCTATTTCAGATTCTGAAAGTAATGTGACTTGTTCTGGATATGTCTGAATAGTTTTATGTATATCTCGGAGTAGATTAGACATAAGAGGATGGCGAGTTAGGAGAGCTTCTGAGAGTGAAGCTACTTTCTCTTGGAGTTGTTCTGCTGGTGTCATGGCTGTGCTTCCCTTAGAATATCTGCAATCTCATCTCTAACTTCTTTAATAGTTTTTATAAGTTCTGCATGAAGTGTGTCATAATCTGCTTGGAGTTTTGTATGTGCAGTGTGAAGTCTGCGAAGTTCTACTTCTGCATCATCTATATCTCCAAGATCTCCACCTTCAAGTTCAACGAATGCTTTTAGTTTATCTGCTATATCTAATGTGTTCATGTCACAAATCCTCTGCTGTAAGTGAGTGTGTTAAGAAAAATGTAAGTTTGGAATCTTCTCTGGCATGAGATAGTGTAGCTATCCTCGGCTCTATTATAATTTTGTATCCAACGTCCAACCACTTTCTTTTTTTAACTGCCTTTATAATTCTAGGATGCAAAGCTCTATTAACAGATATAGATACCTGTTTGTCTCGCTTTAAAGCATCCCAAATGGGATCATAGTATGATATACCCATATCTTAAAACACTGATAGTAATGTGCTGAAATATGAGCAGGCAGTTTTACATCATGCCTAGGATACTCCGGGTAGAGAAACTTAAGATATATGCAATCTATTATGAATAGACCCAAGTTTAGCTTGTAAATCTACCAGTAGTCTGCTTTGCTCCTGTAGGATTGCAACCATAGGAACTGGTGAAACTGACATTGCAGCGCAGTTAGGTGAACCATCAATCTCTTTTGGGTAAAGAACTGACTGCAACCTATTTTCTATACTGCTAATCTGGTCACCAATGAAAAGAATCTTACTGGAGATATCTTGATGCATTTCCTCTACCGAGTAATCAGCTTGATCTTCTCCGGTAGAGGTTCTGTCAGGGCCAAGAGGTAAGTTCATGATTACACCTTTACAGATTATCAGCCAACAACTGAATGTCATCTGCTTTCATGTAACCTTCCAGCTTAGAAACCAGCAAGTCAATGATGTCAACAAACTGGTCAACATTCTTGGAATGCTCAACATAGATGCTCAGTTGGTCTTTCAACTTACTGAGAACATCCTTGTTAGTTTTAAACATCGAAAACTTCTTCAAGTAAACTTGAACTGCATTGCTAACTGCATCTTGAGTTTTACCAGTAACTGCTGGCATAACTTCCATGTAGTCCTTGCTAAATGCTTCCCACAATTCAACTGAGATGCTATTAGAACGACGATCTGCCTTAGGCATATTGGCGATAGAAGTCCAGAGAGCTTTCTCAAAAGGGAAAGTTTCTTGGGAGATTTTCTCATCATCAGAAACAATAGAAGCTGCTTGTGCACGAATTACATCGTACATAGCATCTTGCAAAAGTTCCATCTCTTTGCCACCTTTATTAAGAATCTCAATGATTCCTTCGATAGATGGTACTGCGAGCTTTAGTTCAACTGAGGGACGCTTGTTACCAAGTTTATCCTTTTTGAAGTGGAAAGAAAAGTCTTTAGTATCTACCAAAGTATTGTGGTTTGCGGTGATTTCTGTCATGGTGATTTCCTTGATGTTAGGAGTTTTGAAAATGGAAACTTCGGTGCTGGTGTTTCCGTTTACCAGTGTAGAGACTATATCACAGGCGGGGTCAGGTGTCAACCCCTTGATGATAGAGAAACTAAGAAGTGTCACTCATAATCTACTCCTTCTTGAATCTTACCTTTAAAGAACTGTGCTTTCTCTGCTAAAGTATCTCCCCGCACACGTTGAGAAATGATACCATTGGTAAATGTCTCTGGTTCACAAATTACATACAATTCCTCCCTCGCTCTAGTAACTGCTGTATAAAGAAGTTCTCGCTGCAACATAGTTGCATGAGATTGATGGCATACAAAGAATACTTTGCGCCACTCAGAACCTTGTGACTTATGTACAGTAAGACAATAACCTAGAAGCATAGCATTTATCTCTGCTGCTTTCTGAGTAGTTACTAAGTTATCTGAATTCACCATGCGGAGAGTTATAGAATGTGATGCTTCCCGCACTCTATCTTCGTCAGCTGACTTAGCAACATGAGCGAGAAAGTCATCTACATCTTCAGTATCTGTGGTTGACTTACGGATAATAGGATCATGGCCCCAGTAATCTAAAGTTGGTGAATGTTCCTGTGCCCGCGCACCAGTGTATGAAGAATTCGGAATGATAGATACAATTTCTGCATCTTCTTTC